ATGACTTAATTGCTACAGGCGGAACAGCAAAGGCATTAGCAAGTTTGATAGCACAATGTTGGAAAGTACCTAAAGAAAATATTTTAATTCTGGCTGTAATTGACTTGCCCGATTTGGGAGGAAGTGCTATAATAGAGGAAGAAGGATATAGTGTAGGTGCATTAGTAGAATTTGAAGGAGAATGAAAAATTTAGTAATAGCAAATTACAGGTCAGGCGGATTTACATTGCATGATATGTTGGTAGAAAAGTATAATTATTATACTTTTAAGGAAATATTCTTTAATGTAGATAATGTTAATAATAAATTAGACGAATATAACAATAATGAAAATTGTATAGCAAAACTTTGTCCTACACAGATAAAAGGAAACGATAGAAAAATATTAACTACATGTTATAAATTATGTGAAATGGCAGACAGTATTAATTATATTCAAAGAGAGGGAACAATGGAACAAATAGTAAGTTTTGCAGTTGCCAACAAACAGTTTTCTCATACAAATATTTCGCCATGGTTATCAGATAGACAACAATTTAACGAGCAACTTACAGATCAAGACTTAGATAAATCATTTAATGCATTATATAAAAATCATATGTTTATAAAAGAATTGTATAGTAGATATAAAGGAAAAGTATATACACTTGAAAAAGATTTTGAATACAACCCTTATCCTAATAAGTATTCATATGAAGGAGATTGGCAGATGCCACAAAAATTTTCAATGTTAGGAGAGTCAATTGCCTAAGAAGCCAGCATTACCATTAAAAGACGTCATGTCTGCTATTGACAAAAAGGATAGAAACTTTTATAATAACTTAACAGACGAACAAAGAAAGGCATTTAGTGCCTGGATGATGATGAGATATTGCAGTAGTGTGCAAGGTCGAGATGCCGCAAACTATATCTATATGACTAATGAATTACTTAATAGATATCATAAGGTTGAATATAAGGTCCCACAGCATCCTGAATTGCAATGGTTACTATTTACAGCATGTGGTGTAGGTAAAATACAATTTCATCCTTACTTAAAACCGCCTAATGCTAGAAAGAAAAATAATAAAGTATTTGATTTTGTTTATAGCATTTACCCTCACATGAAAGCAGAAGATATTAATAACTTTATAGAAATAAACACAAAGGAAGAATTAAAACAATTAGCAGAAGCACACGGATACGATGACAAATCAATCAAAGACATCTTCGGAAAATAACACTTGTAAATGGTGTGAAAAAACATTTATGAGTGAACGAACTCTAAGTGCCCACATGTGTGTAAAGAAAAGACGTATGGCTGATAAAGATCTTACGCATACTAGATTAGGTTATAGAGTGTTTCAAATGTTTTATGAACTTAATACATCGGCTACAAAGTCAAAAACATATGAAGATTTTGTTAGAAGCCAATACTATGAAGGATTTGTAAAGTTTGGTAGAAGTTGTGTTACTAATGAATATCTAAATCCAGAACAGTTTGCAGAATGGTTAATTAAAAATGGTAAAAAATTAGCAGATTGGAGTAAAGATAGTTTATATGATGAGTTTTTACTAGTATATGTAAAGAAAGAACCCGGTATGAAGGCATTGGAACGAACAATAATGTATTTAGACACCTGGGCTAAAGAAAATAATAAGCCATGGCAAAACTATTTTAAAGATGTTACTGCCCCCAGAGCAGTACACGATATTAGAAGTGCAAAGATATCTCCCTGGATGATTTATCTTTGTACATCTGGTGATGAGTTACTAGTAAAATTTAGTGATGAGCAAGTAAAGATGATTGAGCATATTATTGATGCAACCTTTTGGATGAAACAGTTTGCAAATAATAAAGAAGAAGTAGCAGAAGTAAAAAATGCATGTGAAATTGCAGGAATATAACATAGGAGATAAAAATGAAAGAGTTAATTGAAAAAACATCACAATGGCACCATGACAGGAACCTAATTGATGGAGCAACAAGTAAAGACCAAGTACTAAAACTTATACAAGAAGTTGGAGAACTTTCAGATAGTGTATGTAAAGGAGAAGATGTAAAAGATGACATTGGAGATTGTCTAGTTATTCTTATTAATATTGCAGAACGTGAAGGCACTACATTAGAAGAATGTTTAGGTGTTGCTTATGAGGATATAAAAGATCGCAAAGGCAAAATGGTTGACGGAATATTTGTAAAAGAAGAATGAAAAAGAAAGAAGAAATGTTAGTAATCACAATGGAAGAATGCGGTGAACTAATACAAGCATGTAGCAAGATGATACGTTTTGATGAGCCTTGCGACGCAAAGCAGTTACAAGAAGAAATAGGTGACGTTATGTGTATGATAGAAATACTCAAAGATGGCGGACTTGTTACCGATGAGCAAATACAAAAACGTATGGCAGTTAAAAAAGAAAAACTAATGAAGTGGAGTTTATTGTTCAGTGAAGATTGATTTTGATGTAGACATTGATATGGCGAACAGAGATGACTTTTTAAAGTTAGTTAACCATACGCCTGCAAGTATTGAAAAGGATGGTAAATTTACCAAACACAATACTGGTGTCTACTTTCAAAACATTCCTAAGTTTCCATTAGAAGGCTATAGCACAATAGATCACAAACAAGCAGAACAAGAAGGTTGGTTTAAAGTAGACTTTTTAAACAACCATGTATATGAAAACATTATAGACGAAATACATTTAAACAAGTTAGTTGATACAGAACCAATGTGGGAATTATTTGAACATAAAGAAATAGTTGAACAATTATTCCATATAAGTAATCATTTTGATATTATACAAAAACATCCTCCCACAAGTATAGAACAACTGGCAATGATACTTGCAATGATTAGGCCAGGTAAACGTCACTTGGTGGGAAAGAGCTGGAAGGTTATTGAGGATAATGTTTGGATAAAACCAAACGATGGTACATACTTTTTTAAGAAGTCACATAGTTATGGTTATGCTTTGGCTATTATTGTGCAATTAAATTTATTGTGTGAAGATTAGAATCTAATCAACTTTTCTAACTAACTGAATTCCTCTTCTTTTAATTCTCTTCTTAATTAAATTTTGTAAAGATGTCATAGGACCAAATAAAACTTCTATATCTTTCATTACAAAAGTCCTTAATACATTTTTAAATGAGCTCATCTCATGAAATAAAAATATGTCAATTGGGATTTGTCTATTAGATTCCCACCACCAAGTATCTCCTAATTCTAAAAATAGTTTTCTAAGTTCTGGATTAGGTATTTTTTCTAAATCATAGAATGTTAAAATGCTATTATCATGATTGATAACGATACCTATGTATTCATTATCTCCATATTTGATGCCGGTTAAGAACGGATACCGTTCTTCTGTTTGTTTGATAAGTTCTTTTTTCTCCACAAATGTATTTATAACTTATTATGATAAATAGTACAATATAAAGAGTTTATTATGAGCCAAAGCGACCACAAATTATACTTATATGATAATAATATCGACCTAGTGATTGGTACGGATGGCCTATACGTGGATAACAGACCTATGAATAACAGAAAACTAATAGCCCATAAAGGCTTAACAAACGAATTGATATTTAGTATTAGAAATAGAGATAGAAAACTACAAAATGTTTTCAGTGATACTTTAAGTGCATATCTCATAAATCCTACAACTAAAAGACGATTGTTCTATAAACTTTTAGAGCATACTAGCAATGTAGGCCAAGTTAAATTGGTCTTAGATGAAGGCGATTTAAGAAATGTTACAGCAGGATTATATAGAATTTATATTGCAAAGCAGGATGTTACAGGAATAGATAAGCCAGTATACTCAGATCAAAATAATGGCATGGTATTTGATATACAGATTACAGAACAGATAGACCAATCACCGACGCCTACTCAAAGTGCTAATACATTTTTGCAAGTAGCATCAACAAATGACGGTGACCCTGCAAATGTTTTTACAACTAGTGCATTCTCAGGCAATCAAGATAGAAACTTTCCAAATGCATTACATAGTTTAGCAATATACCCAGATGCTTATACAGGCAGTTTAGATGTACAGGCTAGTTTAGTAGAAAGTGTACCAAGTACAAATAATCTAAGCACTGATTGGGTCACTTTAGAAAGTAATATTGCGGTAACTAGTAGTAGTACCATTGTTTCTCGTAACTATACAATTAATGCAAACTGGATTAGAGTTTTATATACTCCTACTTCCGGTAATATAAGCCAAGTACAAGTCAGAAACTAGTTGACTTCCCACACTATATCCTGTATAATAATACTATGGATATAGACTTTTTAGTTGAGAGTGTACACCGCCTCCTTTTAGATAATTTGCCTGTAAAGACAAGCAAAACTCCTAGTGGCTGGCACACAATGAACTGCCCTATGTGTTCTGATAAAAGAAGACGAGGTGGCTTGATAAGTACTGGTGCAAAAATATCCTTTAACTGTTTTAATTGTGGCTTTACAACTGGTTGGGAACCTAACCCTACCTTAGGTAAAAAGTTTAAAGACTTAGCAACTAGATTGGGTGCAACTGAAGAAGATGTACATAAAGTCACAATTGAATTATTGAAATATACAGAAGATTTAGAAGTAGAAAGCACGTCAGACTATGTATACACAATAGCAA